GGCAGCTCAAGCATTGCAGCAGCAATCTGAAGGAGCTCAAGCTGATGTAGAGAATACTAAACGTTTAGCTACAGCAAATACCGCTTTAGCGGAGGCAAACGTAAACTATACTAACGCTCAGGCAAAGAATACAGTCGATGATAACTCTAAGCAATTAGCAGTAGCAATCGATAGACATTTCCAAGAGTGGGCAGATCTTACTATTAAAGCAACTAAGGAAGGCGCAACATTGCCGCCTCACCCAGAATATAGTGAGATCTTAATGATGTCACGAAATCTGCTACAACCTAATAACGAAGGAGAAAATCAATAATGGCACACGTAGTAATAAGTTCTTACGGAATGGGAGCAGCACAAGCTGGCCCCGCTGTAACAACAACAAACGCTAATAAAAATGTATTGTTTGTAAATGAAACTGATTCAACAATAACTTTAGATCTTCACGTAGGTGGTGCACATCACTCACCAGGTCTAACACATAAAATACCAGCTGGAGCATATCTTAACTATTTACATACCGGTGCACACGGCGCATGTACAATGGTTGATGTTAAAACAGCACACGGTACTTCTGCTCAAGCAGATGAGCGTGTTTATATGTATCATAAAGTTTAACTAATGGATAAATATAAAAAGACAGCTGAGACGAGGCTGGGCAATACAAAATCCTATGGTAATCATAAAGTACATCCAGAAGAATTAGCGCGAATAGCCCACGTAAAGGGGCATTTCGCTGCTAAAGAAAGAGATGAATTTTTTGATGAAGTATATGGTGAAGTCTTAGTTGACTTCTTTTTAGAGTGGCTTAAGACGGAGCCACATGAAACAAAATCTCGAGAGTTTCTCTACTCCTCTTCAATGGCACTTGGTAGTGTTAAGGAACGAATGATAAGCTTTGAGATGTATGGGAAAAATATCCCACACCTTATGGAGGACACAACAGATGAGAGAGATTAATTACACAGATCTTACAAAGAATATAAAAGAAATGATAAACACACTTGAGTATGATTCTTCGAGAAGCGCGGGTAAAACCAAACTTAACTCAGATAAGCTTATAGATTTATATAGTCTACAAGAACGATACTCAAAGATGAAACATTCACCAGCTACTTCCCCTGATAAGGAGATAGCAAATGGTTGAAACTAATGCCGAAGCAACTATAGATTCTACCTTAACTGATGATACTATAGCCGAGGTTAATACTGATTTAGCAGCTGATAATTTGCTGGCTGATATTGTACGTAATTCTGAATTCGTAGAATCTCTACCCAATGAGCAAGTTCCAGAGTTAGATCCGGAAGAATCAGACGACCAAGACCCAATACAGTCTGATGAAGCCGATAGCGAAGATGTCGAAGGAGTTCAAGAAGAAGCTAATAATGAAGAAGATGAAGATGCCGCGGAAGCCGCTACCGATATATCTGAATCATTTGCTGCTGAAGACTTAGACTTAGAAGCTAAAGTCATTGTCAAAATTGATGGCGAAGACTCTGAAGTTTCTTTCGGTGACCTTATAAAAGGTTACTCTACTGAACAACATCTTTCTAAAAAGGGTCGTGAACTCGGTGACGCAAGAAAACAGATGGACGTAGACTACGATACTAAAGTAAAAGAGCTTGGCAATATGTCAAAAGCTTCTGCTGCGGTTTTGTATTCTAATGAACAGCAATTGTCAAAAGAGTATCATGAGATTGAAACGCAAATAGAACAAGCGCGTAAAGACGGTGATACTTACGAAGTAAACGAACTTAAAGATAAACGTGAACAAGCTCAAAAAAGCTATTGGCAATCTCGTAATCAACGAGAGTCATTAGTAAAGCAAGTTACACAACAAGAACAAGAAGCGCAACAGAAAGATTGGCAAGCCCAGCTCGCTAATTTTAATGAGAGAATTCCTGAACTTATACCTGACTTCAATGACAAGACAGCCACAAGCATACGAGAGTTTGCTATAGCTGAAGGTATACCTGCAGAAGTCCTCGATTCAATTGCCGATCCTGTAATTGTAAAGTTTGTCGATGATTACCGTAGACTTAAACAAGGCGTGACAAAAGGCGCTGTTAAAAGAAAATCTGCTCCAACTAAAAAGATTCCTGTACGCAAAGCTAAAAGTGTAACTAAGCGTAAACAAGATGCTAATGAAGCTCAAAGACAAAAAGTCTTGAGTGGACAAGGATCTGACGACGATCAACAGGGATTTTTAAGAGGTCTTGCCGAACGCTCATTGAATCTTTAATACCCTAGGAGGTATCTATAATGACTACTACAGTAGGCGGACGTATTACAGGCGGACCACAAGGTCCAGCACGTGGTGCTTCTACAAACGCTTCTCAAAGAGAAGACCTCGCTAACTTTATCACTATGATTACACGGGACGAAACACCGTTCATGTCATCTATTGGTAAAACAAAAGCAACAGCTATTTATCACGAATGGCAAACAGACACACTAGCAGCCCCTGGCTCTTCACGAATTGCTGAAGGTCAAGACTGGTTAGCTCCTGGATCAGGTGCACAAACACCTGCAACAGGCGCAGCGTTCGATCCAATTGGACCGTTCCGTACACGTTTAGGTAACTACACACAGATCAATGGTAAGACTATTGCTGTGTCTGGAACTCGACGTGCAGTTGACCAAGCTGGTGTCGCAGACGAATACGCATATCAACTTAAGAAACGTGGTACAGAATTACGTCGTGATGTTGAGCATGATATGATCCACTCATTTAACTCATCAGCAGCTGTTGGTATTCAACCAAACACAGCTCGATCAGCAGGTGGATATCAATCATTCATTAATGCCGCAGCAACAACTGTATATGCTACATCTCAATGGGGTGTACCAGCAGCAGTAAGCAGTGGTGTAGGAACAATACGATCAACACTTGGTACTACTGCACAACCTACAAGAGGTGCTTTAGCATTAACTGACGTTGATACGGTTATGCAAAGAATCTACGAAGCAGGTGGTAAAGCCACTAAGATTATGCTTTCTCCAAAACTTCGAAGAGACTTCTCTGATCTAATGGTTAGTGATACTGGTGTTGTACGAAACATTGACGAAAGCGGAAAACTCCGTCAGTCAGTAGACGTATACATGTCAGACTTTGGCGATCTAATGGTAGTTCCAAACTACATTATGGGTCTAGCTAATAACGTCCAATTCGTAAATGGAGCAGGTGCTAACGTAGTAGCTGTAACTAACGTTGCGGATTTCTCTGCGTTGATATATGATCCAATGTGGTTTAACATTGCTACACTACGACCTATGCAGGAAGTAGACGTAGGACAAAGAGGCGACTCAACTGTTGGAATGATGGTTGAAGAATGTACTTTAGAAGTACGTAACCCTGACGGTTGCGGCGCTATCTACGGTCTTTCATAAGATTTTTGGAGAGCTTGTTAATTCAGGCTCTCCATATTTTTCAATAGAATTGAGAGGTTATTTAATGAAACAGTATTTAACAACTAAGAATATAATAATTGCTATAGCAGCTTGTATCATAATATGGTCTGTAGCAAAAGCAATGATGCCGGCAGCAGGAGTAGTCTAAAATGCCGAGCAGTACTAAAGAAGATAAAAGATCTTTTATGCGGCAATATAAAGACGCAAAAAAATTAGTATCTGGAAGTCTATCTCCTAAAGGTTCTAAAGGACCTGTTAGTAGATTAAGAAAAGCTTTAAAGAACAAAAAGAATAAAGCCCTCTTATCACAATACGGTTCAAGTGGAGCTAATTCTAGAGCTTTCAATACAGAATATAAAGCAAGCGGCGGTAACGTTGCAAGCTATTATAGTAAAGGCGGCAGAGTAGCCGGCTGTGGACCAGCACAAAATAAAGGATAATAAAAACCAGGAGGTAATAAGATGATAGTTTTTCAGCTAGCTAACGGGAACGTTTACCCCGGCGAAAAATGTATATGGCGGACAGTACCAACAGCCAACGGATATAAGTTGTCACATTGGGAACCCCATACTAACGTAGCCGCAGGAGCAGCGCCAACTGTAAACTCTGCAGCGATCGGTGCAAAAATGGGATATATAGGTAAGTCAGGTAGGTTTGTATCCTATACTGATCCCTTTTAATTAGGTAGGAGAGGACATGTCTAATTCATCAGAAATTAAATTCCGCGGAAAAGAAGCGGATGGTAAAAGAGGTATGGAAGCATCTTTTGATTTGGAAACAGGTCACGGTTATTTCCAACAAGATGTATCAAAGTTTATAGATCAAGCTAAACTAGATAGGGAAAGACAAGAACATTATGGTATTAAGAAAGGCGGTTATAGAAAGCTAGCCACTATACCAGATGTAATTGCTTTAAAGATATTTGAAGATCATAATTTAGATCTACATTCCCCAGAGTTTATGAATGATTCTAACAATCTTAAAAAATTAAAAACTATACTACATATGGAATACCGTTCTTTACTAGTTAATAATTAGGAGGACCCATTATGGCATTGACCTACACTCAACTAGTCGCCCTTGTGCGTTCGTGGTGTAACAGAGATGATGAAGTAGTAAGCGACGCTATAATTCAAGATGCTCTAAAATATGCAGCAGATAAAGCATATCGAACTCTAAGAGTTCCACCATTAGAAAATGTAGCAGTGTATTCTAAAACACTTTTGGAAGCAGCTACAACTACGGCAGGTGTTGCGCCCAGCGTAACAGAAATATTAATACCGTATGATCTCGTAGAGTTTATACAACTAAAAGAAAAGGATTCATCAGGCTCAACGCTTAGAGTGTTTAATGAAAAACTTAATGTAAGAACATTTAATAATCCGTATGCAGAAATATATTCGGGTTATAATTATTGGACACGTGAGCGTAACGTTATAAAATTTAGCGCAGGCTTCGGACAAGGAGGGAGCAATGCAAGTACGGTAGAGTTATACTACTATCGTAGATTACCCGCATTGAATGCTACATATGCTGTAACAGTATTAAACTACAATGCAGGATTTTTAATAGCATCTAATGCTGGAGTAGCAACTGCAGGAAGACTATGGTTCTCTACTACTAATAATATAACCAAAGCATTTGCAACTCAAGCAGAAGCTGTGGCCGATGGCGGTGTACAAACTAACGGATATTTTGTTGGATCCACTACACCTAACTGGCTCAGAGATGAGAACGAAAGGATTCTATTATTCGGCGCATTAGCAGAGGTATTCTCTTTTGTACAAGAAGATGACCAAGCTGCTAAGTATCAAGCAATGTTTATGAATGAGATACGTGAACTTAATGATGAAGATGTTAGACGTAACGCTTCAGGCGGTAACTATCAAATGCAATTTAATGGAAGAGGGTTAATTTAATGACAACACCAGCAAGACCCGGTTCATTTACCGGAGCAACAGATAATGCAGCTAGCGGTGGTTTGTTCACTGATACATTAATTGACGGTATTCCAGATATAATTGGAGTTGACGTTGTACGAGCAGAGGTAGCGGCAGCGGCCGCAGAGGCTTCTGCTACAACAGCTACTGCACAAGCTTCAAGCGCAACTGCATCTGCAGCCACGGCAACTACTAAAGCTGCAAGCGCTACGACAGATGCCGCAGCTGCTTTAGTATCTAAGAATGCCGCATTAGTTAGCCAAAACGCAGCGTTAGTTAGTCAAAACGCAGCAGCAGCTTCACAGTCTGCAGCGGGAACTTCAGCTACTAATGCTGCTGCTTCTCAGACTGCTGCAGCAAATAGTGCTACATCAGCAGCTACATCTAATACGAGTGCGGCAGCAAATGCTAACTCTGCAATATCTAGTGCGTCGGCCGCTAATACATCGGCAGGCACTGCATCAACGCAAGCAACTAACTCAGCTAACTCGGCTACTGCATCCGCGAATTCTGCTACTGCATCTGCGAATTCTGCAACTGCATCTGCAAGTTCTGCTACAGGCTCAGCTAACTCAGCAACAGCTTCAGCTAACTCAGCAACCGCTTCAGCTAACTCTGCTACTGCTGCCGCTAGCTCTGCAAGCACAGCAACTACTCAGGCAAATAATGCAACTACTCAAGCAACTGCTGCCTCAAATTCAGCTACAGCGTCTGCAGCATCAGAAGCTTTATCTCAATTATGGGCAACTAAAATAAATGGTGAAGCAGAAACCGGGCAAGGCTATGCAGCTAAGGCTTGGGCAAGAGGCGGTACTGGTATTGATGGTGCATCAGGTGGTGGTTCAGCTAAAGACTGGGCAACAGACACGACTAATACTGCAGATAATACAGAATACTCAGCTAAAGAATATGCTATAGGTATACAAAGACGTGGCCAAGCCAGTGGTGGTTCGGCTAAAGACTGGGCTAGTTTTGTTAGCGGCGTATCTAAAGTAGATAACGCTTATAAATCTGCACGTGCTTACGCGATAGACGCTGCAAACTCAGTAGACAATTTTAATGAAAAATATTATGGTAATTATTCAACTGACCTAGCAGCAGTTCAAGCGCATGTCGCAGCTGGTAAGACAGTAGAAGTAGGCGATTTATATTTTAATACAGCTAATAGTACTGTAAAATATTGTACAGTGATACCTGCAGGCGGAGATGCTGACGGTACATGGTTAGTAATTCAAGCAACAGACACATCTTCATTTGCATCTAAAGGATTTAGTATTGCAATGTCAATAGCTTTATAGGAGGTTCTATGGCACAAAATTTTAGACGATATATTGAGAGAGCTATAGGAACTTCGGCAACAGATATTCCGGATGGAGCTAATTTCGATTCATATGATACAATAGTAGGTATTAACTTAGCTAATATTGTAGCAACACAAGTAAACGTTTCTGTTTATATAGCAAATGGTGGTGCTAATTATTATCTTATTAAAGATGCACCTATACCCGCAGGCTCGGCCTTACAAGTATTAGATGGTGGTGCAAAGTTTGTTGTACAATCAGGTGATAGATTATGGGTAGTCTCTGATACAGCTAGCTCAATTGATGTAGTTGTTTCAGCAGTAGATGATATAAGTACTTAGTAGGAGGATACAATATGGGTTACGTAGGTAACAAAGCAGATTCTAATTATTCTTCTATTGATAAACAGATTATAACAGGTAACGGAGGAACTAGCTACACGCTTAGTCACGCCGTTGCTAATGCAAACGAGATTGAAGTATTTGTAAATAATGTAAGACAAAATCCAGGAGTAGCGTATACAGTTAACAATGCTGCGCTATCAATGACAGGCGCAGTAGCTAACTCAGATAGTTTTTACGTAGTCTTCATAGGTAAAGCAGTTCAAACTAAAGTACCAGTAGATGGATCAGTAACCACAGCTAAACTCGCAACAGGTGTAGCAGTGCCTGTTTCTGGTGGTACGTTTAGTGGCACTCTTGGTGTTACAGGTGTATTAACCACAACTGCGGCTACTGTGTTTAACGGTGGGTTTACTGCTAATGCGGCTTCTACTATTAGTACCGCAGATAATGGTACACAGCTAACACTTATATCTACAGATACGGATGCCAATGCAGGGCCACATTTAAAACTGTACAGAAATGCTACAGGTGCTGACAATGACGCTTTAGGGCAAGTTGAGTTTACTGGTAAAGATGATGCTGGTAATGATTTTATATTTGCTCAAATTGAATCATACATTTCAGATGCTTCTAACGGAGCTGAAGCTGGATACTTAGAAATATTTCGTGGAGTTGGAGGTACAGAAAGAGTTAGTGGGATGATACTTTCTCCAACTGAAACAGTATTTAATGAAAACTCTGGTGACATAGACTTCCGTGTTGAGTCAGACACCAGCACTCACGCTTTGTTTGTGCAAGGGTCTGATGGGAATGTGGGTATTGGGACGACTTCCCCTGGTTTCGATCTTGATATTGTAGATTCAACTACTGCTTCTAATACTAATGCGGCATTAAATCTAAGCCATGCAACCAAACCACAGTTAAGGTTTGTACAAACCTCTAACAACAGTAGAATGTATCTTGGAATGGACACTAATGACTTAGTTGTCCGTGATGATAACGGTGCTGAAAGAGTACGTTTTGAACAGAATGGCAACGTGGGTATTGGTACTAGTAGTCCACAGTCAGAGTTACATTTAAGTACTGCTTCTTCTCCAGAAATACGCCTTACAGATACAACGAATAGTGTAGAAGCAAACTTTTATACAAATGATACTGTAGGCTCTATCGGCTCAAAGTCTAATCATCCGTTTATACTTACCACAAACAATGCTGAACGCATGCGTATAACAGGTGTTGGAAAATTGGGATTTGGTGATAGCCAACAAATTTTAAATGGCGGTGGTGCGTTAGCAAGTTTTACGTTTGCTGGGGCGCAAGGCGTGTTTATTTCAACTGTTAATCAAGCTGGTGGTCAATGTATGGGGTTTGTGCATCAGGGAAGTTCTGTTGTTGGATCTATAAATATAACTAGTTCATCAACATCCTATGCTACATCTTCAGACTATCGCCTAAAAGAAAACGTAGATTATACTTGGGATGCGACAACTCGCTTAAAACAACTCAAGCCAGCTCGTTTTAACTTCATCGTTGATGAAACTAATACACTCGTAGATGGTTTCCTAGCACATGAAGTTTCATCGGTTGTACCCGAAGCTATAACAGGCACTAAAGATGCCATGAAGGATGAGGAGTACGAGGTAACACCAGCAGTAATGGATGGTGATACTGTAGTAACCGAAGCAGTCATGGGTACTCGTTCAGTTCCAGACATGCAAGGTATAGATCAATCTAAATTGGTACCCTTATTAATTAAAACTATTCAAGAACTTGAAGCACGCATTACAGCGTTGGAGGTATAACATATGGCCTTAACAATTTTAAATAGAATAGGTACTGCTAGTATCCTTGACAACGCTATAACATCTAGTAAGATAGTAGTAGGTGCTGCAGGTAAGGTTTTGCAAGTTGTTCAAGGAACTTTTTCTGCTCAAACTGATTCAAGTGTTAACGGTGCTGTGGCAACTGGTTTAACAGTTAATATTACACCGGGATATAGCAACAGTAAAATTCTTGTTAGTTATAGTCTCCCATTAAGAAATGGAGTTAGTAGTAATAATTATATATACGCTTATCTTTACAGAGACGGTAGTTCAATAGGTACAACAAGTATTTTGAAAGTAGATTCTTCTGCAATAAATAGTCAGGTATACGCAGAAATTTTAGATGCACCTGCTACTACTAGTCAAGTTACATATGCCGCTTACGTTAATCCTAGAGGATACGCCACACAATGGTGCGGCGCTGGTGTACTTGCAACTATTACTGTAACGGAGGTATCAGCATAATGGCAATAAGCGAAATCAATGACAAGAGCCTAGCGGCATCTGCGGTTAACCTAGCATCCTCAACAGTTACAGGTATACTACCCGAAGCTAATACAGTTGCTACATTAAGTCCAGGTAATAACTTAGTGATTAACGGTGCAATGAAGGTGGCGCAGAGATCAGCTTCAGAGACAGGACTAGGTGCAGCTAGTGGGTATTTTACTTTGGATAGGTGGAGGATGGCTGCAACTGCTACGGCAGGTCGTTTCACAATGACACAGGACGCAGATGGGCCAAATGGTATTAGTGCTAACTGTCTTAAACTAGATTGCACAACAGCAGATACATCCATTGCTGCAGGTGAAAATCTAATTCTACAACACAGATTTGAAGGACAAAATTTACAACGTATAGGCAATGGCGTTGCTGGTGCAAAACAAATTACTGTAAGTTTTTACGTTAAAGCTAATGCTGCATTTACTTTTGGGTGTGAATTATACAATAATGATAACACCAGACAAATGACTAAACTATTTGCTACTACAACAGGCTGGGTCAGACATGAGCTAACATTTCCAGCAGATGTAGATGATGGTTCAAGCCCATTTGATGATGATAATGCAACAAGTTTAGCATTAGGTTTCTGGCTACATGCTGGAGCAACCTACACAGGTGGCACACTAGAAACAGCTTTTGCTAATGTCACATCAGCCAACCGTGCAGCAGGCATAAGCAGCTTCTTCAGCAGCACTGACAACAACTTCTTTATAACTGGAGTACAACTAGAAGTAGGCCCAGTAGCCACACCCTTCGAGCATCTGAGTTACGGAGAAGATTCGGCTTTGTGTAAACGGTATTATGAAAAGTCTTATGGTGTAGGATCAGCTCCTGCAACATCAGACTACTTAGGCACAGAAAACTGGTCAGTAAATTCAGAAGGCAATGGTAACGCCATTATTAGGCCATCTTTTACAGTTGAAAAGCGGGCCGCACCAACAATTGTGGGATACCAAGCTACAGGAACTAGTGGCAGTTGGAACTATGAACGTAGTGGTGCGTCAGGTACTGGATCGGTTACATTTGACAGAATAGGAGCAAATGGAAGTAGAGCATATGTTCCTATTGGTGCTAACTGGGCAAGCGCGTACCTTTTTGGGCACTGGACAGCGGATGCGGAGTTATAATTATGGATAACAAGATGATAATTACAGAAGCACGATACAACAAGGATAATGGATCTATTAAAGCTACAATAGACGGTCAAGAGATGTCAGTCCCACTAGACCCAGCCAACAGACACTACGCAGCTATCCTACTATGGGTAGCAGATGGCAATACAATCACAGCAGCAGGAGGATAAGATATGCCCTATGTAGGCAACCAGCTTGTTGCTGGAGAATTTATAAAGCTAGACTCTATATCAGCGTCAGCTACAGCGACCTATGCATTAACAAGAAGCTCAGCAGCATTTAAACCCGCTACTGCAGCTCAGTTAATTGTATCGCTAAACGGAGTAACACAAGAACCTGATGACGCATACAGTGTTAGTGGAAGTAATATAATATTTTCGCAGGCCCTTGCATCATCAGATGTTATAGATTATATAGTTGCTCTAGGAGAGATAGGCAATAGTATAGTTCCAACTGATGGATCTATTACTGCTTCAAAACTTTCAAGTACTATTAGCCGTGGAGGCGCAGCAAATATCAGAGTTAACCCAAGCAGTTTAACTACTAATACTACAATAGCTAGTGGAGAGAATGCACTAGTAGCTGGACCGTTCACAATTGGAACAAACATAACGTTGACAGTCAACGGTACATTTACGGTGGTATAGTATGAGTAGAATAAACACAGATCAAATAGCTTCCAATTCTGGAGGCACAACAGCATTAACGATTGCTGATAGTGGTAATGTGGGTATTGGGACTGCAAGCCCTTCCCAAAAAGTAACAGTAGATGGCGGTTTGTTAGAAGTACGAAGTGGTAACTCATTGATGCTTAGACCAACTGATAATGGCTGGGATTTTCGCATTAAGACAACAGGAGTTAACTTAGATTTTCATTCTGGTGGGAATTTAACAACACCAAAAGTAAGTATATTAAATGCTGGTGGCCTTACCTTCAACGGAGACACAGCTGCAGCTAATGCACTTGACGACTATGAAGAGGGGACTTGGACAGCTGCATTTTCGGCAGGTGGTGGCAGTATCACTATAAATTCATCGTCAGGGGCTTATACAAAAATTGGTAGGCAAGTCACAGTAACTGGGAATCTTACCGTGACTTCTGTTTCTTCACCTAGTGGGGACTGCGGCATAACTGGATTACCTTTTGCAGCGGGTTCAAGCACAGGCTTTAGATCTACTGCCTCTCTATGGCTTAATGCGTTAAACAGCACTACGGGGAAAACTATTCAAGCTAGAATTGATGGCGGTTCTAGTACTCTGTATATCTTTGATTTAGCTGGTGGTACCTCTGGTGGTGCGGCTGCTTACTTTAAAGCAAGTTCAACTATGCATATTTCGTTAACTTACTTTACAGCTTAACAACAACCATACGCCTAGTGGATTCTAGGCACAGACAGGAGAATACAACATGGCACTAACAGAAACACAAGTAGAAGATAAGATTGAAATAGTAGGCGAGCATAAGATGGTTCAAGTTCGTACAGCTACAGTTATTAAGAGAGATGGAGTAGAGCTGACTAGAAGTTTCCATAGAAAAACAATAGCTCCTAATGCAGATATAGCTGGAGAGTCAACTGAAGTACAAGCTATATGTAATGTAGTTCACACTGACGCAGTTAAAACTGCATATGCCGCATACTTAGCATCACTGTAGGAGGCTTATAAAATGACAGGTATAATAAAAACAGATAAGCTCCAAAGCTCTGCGGGTAACGATGCATTAACGATTGCGAGTAATGGTGGGGTTACTGCAGCTGGAGCTATATCAGCTACTTCATACGGAGCAGTTAGTGGTACTACAGGTACGTTTAGTGGGAATGTGGGAATTGGAACTACAAGCCCTGCACATAACGTTGAGATTGTTTCAACAGCTAGTGGTTCAGTTAATGATACATTACAAATTAGAAACAATGCTACAGCCAGTGGTACAGGTTCAAGAATTAGATTTATAAATTCAACTGATGCAAATTCAGATACAAACGGTGCATCTATTGCATCAATTAGAACTGGAAATGACAATGATTTAACGTTTGAGACTGAAAACGCAGAACGTATGCGAATAACCTCAGACGGCAGAGGTCTATCACAATTCACCGCTAAGGCTTGGGTGAACTTTAATGGAACTGGTACTGTGGCTATTAGAGATAGTCATAATGTAAGTAGTATTACTGATAATGGTGTAGGGCAATACAGAACTAATTTTGCTAATACAATGACAAATGCTAATTATTCTTTTACAGCAATATCTTATCAGAATATTAGATGGGCAACACAGAATACTTCTTTTGCTGAAGTAATTAATGCTCCTTATTATGGAGCAACACATACTGATGCTTCAAATGTAAATGTAAATGTATTTGGAGATTAAGATATGAAAATAATATACCCAAAAGGAGATGGATTAGCTCAACTAATCCCAGCACCTAAATTCCTAGCAGCAATGACAGGAACACTAGAAGAAAAGCTAATACATGTAGCTAATAAAGACTTAGCCACTGGAACTAAATACGAAATAACAAATGCTGACTTATCCGATAGAGCATTCAGAGATGCTTGGGAATACACAGCGGGCTCAGATGAAAAAACCTCAGTTGACTTATCACTTGATGACCAACTAAAATACAATAAAATTACACAGGAGGTATATGATGCCAGTTAGTATCAGTATGGTAAAAGCAAAAGCTATAACTAAAGATAGACTTAGGGTAGACCGTAAACCTCTACTAGAGGCACAAGACATTCTCTTCAACAAGGCCTTGGAAACTAGTGCATCTACTACAGCAATCGTAACAGAAAAGAACAGGTTAAGAGACATAACTCTTCAAGTAAATAGTATGACGACACTTGACGAATTAAAAGGAGCAGAGGTGTAACATGGCAGCAATATTAGGTGTTGATACAATTCAACATACAAACGGTACTACTGCAGTTACTGTCGGTACTAACGGAAGTGTAACAGCAGCTGGTACAGTAACAGCTGGTGGTGTTATAACAGGTGATGGTTCAGGTTTAACAAATTTAAATATTGGTACCACAGGTAAAATACTACAAATGGTAAATGTACAAAATGGTGCGTATGCATCTGGAACTTCAGTCATACCCTTTGGTAATACTATCCCTCAAATTACAGAAGGGACTGAGGTTATGACTTTAAATATTACTCCTTCTTCGGCCTCAAATAAATTACAAATTCAAGTTGTAGCTAATGGGTCGCGCAGCAATCAAGGAGATGTTGTATTTGCGCTATTTGTAGGTTCAACCGCAAATGCGTTAATTTGTTCTAATATTTTCAGCGATGCTAATTGGAGACAGAATCATACACTGAATTATTTCATGACGGCAGGTACAACATCTCAACTTACGTTTAGATTAAGAGGAGGAGGAGCTGGTGCCAGTACATTTGCATTTAACGGGTATGCTGGGAATAGCTTATTCGGTGGGGTATATCTTTCATCTATTACAATTACTGAATTAGCGGCGTAGAGTATAATGGATATTGAAACCCGCATAAATAAATTAGAGTGGACTATAGAGCGTCACGATGAATCTATAAATGAGTTACGCTCAGTGTCAAAAGAATTAAAAGTATCCTTATACTCTATTCATAAAACATTAATACAGATTAAATGGTTTGCTGTTGGCGCTGCAGTATTTGTTATTGCAGATCAAATGGGACTCATGGGACTGATAGGACTTATAGGTGGGTAATGGTTATTGTTGTATTG